TTGTTAAAATGTCCCAGCGCTCGCGATACTTGCGGTTTGCCAGACTACCATGCCAATTATGAACGATGGTCCCATCGACCCATAGTAATTTAAGCATCTTTATATTCAATTGAAACTCTTCCAAGAGAGCCTTGTAGACGGGATGAACGGTCCCGGGCGCGCTTTGAATCGCCTGACCGGCGAATGCCATGGCAAAATGTCTGTCGCCCGACCCCAAAATAGCCCACTCCATGAGTCCCCCGAACGTGTCCCAGGCCTTGCGGGTACAGGCCCATGCGTACCCGGGGTGCCAAAACCCATAGACGTCGCTCTTCGTCCAGGGCGTCCCGCTCCCCTTGAACATGTACGCAAAACTCTTGTCAATTTTGATAACCTCACCATTCGGCCCGAGATTGATTGCGTTGCGCCACATCTGTACGATGTCCGCACACCCGAGTGCATCCACGGTATCCTGGACCCAATTTGCGTTTAAAAATTTAATGTCCGCATCGATCCACGCCACATACTTCCAATCAGGGGGGATAGCTCTGACGGCCAGGTTGATAAGGTTCTCTTTGAGCCACAAGCGGCTTTTGGTGTTGAACGTGAGGTGCTTCCAGACCGGTAGACGGCCGAGGGGAGCCTTTGTAGACCGAACCTCGTTCACGACGACCCGAATATTTTTGACGGTTCGCATACTTTCGACGAACTCGATGAAAAGTTCACGACGTCTCTTGAAACCACAAAAGTTAAAGTAGGGCAAAATGATATACAGGGGCTCTGCTGGACTCGAGGCACAACACGCCATCTCCTATTTTCAAAGAATATTATACGACGCGCACATCATTCCGATTTCCCATACTGAGCCGACGGTTGAAAACTCGGGCCGCGGGTCTCTCGTGCCCTCGCTGAAATGAACGGGCGACCAGTTTTTGAGGTCGGCCACGGCTCGCAGG